GTATTTCAGGAAGTGTTTTTAATTTTTCTGGTGCAATATTTTGTTGAAATTCTTCTGATTCAGGATTAGCACCTTGCTGAATCATTTTCATAATCATTTGATTTCTTGCATCTGACAATAATGTTTCTTCAATTTGAATTCTTTTTTGTTCAAGCATTTCATTGTAAGATGTATCATCAACAGCTCTAAATTGAACTTTAGAATATCTTTTTGCAAATTCTCCAGTAAGAACATTAATTACATTTGGTATGATAGGATAAAATTTTAATTCTAAAGCTGTTTCATCTTCTTTAGTTAAAATATTAATAAGATCTGTGTAGTCATTATCATCCTCTATAATGTAATCTGTTTTATCAATAATACCTTTTGCTAACTTATAATTTTTTAAAATTCTTCTAGCATTATCTCTAAGATAATCAAGACCTCTTTTTTCAAGCCAATCTAAATTCCACGAAGCCCACTGCTCATTCTTATCTTTAGCAGGTAAAAATTGTAGTGGTTGTGTTAATGATGCAGATACATGACGACCTTCTGCTTTTGCACCATTTTTTAATTGCATTGCACTTAATACTTTCATTCTATTCTTGATTATAAATTAATTCTTCATCATTCATGTATGTGTTATAAACAAATATATATTGAATATAAGTATATTCATTTTCACACGTAGCAGTTGTTACCCAATCATACATTACTTTATATTTTTAAAAGGATTTCTTCTTTTTTTAACTACACTACTATTTTTTCTCCTTCCTAAATTACTAAAAGGTCTCATAGATAATTTATACAAATTTTGTGAATTATCCAAAGATTCTAGTGATTTATCTCTCTCTTTACGTTTAACATAGCCTCTATTTGCTTGTTGCATCTTTGCAAATGCTACTAATGCAGCAAATGATACTAATCTATCTACGTTTAAACCAGGGTAGTATTGTAACATTTCTGTAATAAGCATTTTATCAGGAATTCTTTCAACTCCATACTTTACACTTAATACTTCTCCGTTATCATCTAACTCTTCATCTATTGATTCTCTAATAAATTCAATAGCATAAGATATAAGATGACTTTTAAATAGTGTGCCTGTATTTTTCCAACCATATTCTTGAAATACATTACTATTAGAACCAAGATCTTTTAGGAACACCATTTGTGATTTTGGTACTAAATATTTTTGTTTTCTTTTTGAAATCATATATTGGATAAATAATGATATGTTATTTTCTACAATAGTCCATGCATTATACCATTCAATGATTCTTTCTAATTGTTCATGTGTTTTACTTATATCATCATATCTACCACACCATGTTGCAACTATTTTATCTCCTTCTATAAATGTTTCTAATCCTTCTGGTGTTTCTTTTGTTACTTCTATAGGATTTTTATAAACAATAATACTACATAAAGAATCTGATGTTGTTGTTTTACCTTCTGACACAGGGTCAATAGATGCATAATATGTTCCAAACTGAGGATTTTTTATAGGTCTTTCCCATACAGTTAGTACACCGCCTTTATCCTCTCTTTTCTTATTTACTGGAAATTCAGATATAGGAGTTCTATTTGATTTAATAGGTTTAATTCCTTTTTCATCTCTTTCTAATTCAATAAATTCATATGAATATTTTTTATGTTCTATTCTTTGTAATTGTTTAGTAAGAAAACTTTGAGGAAATATGGATGCTTTTCTATATGCAAAAGCTTCTGCAATGTTTCTAGGTTTTTGAGATATACGTAATTGGTATTGTTCTGGATCTAATTCATCTTTCCATTCTTGTCTTTCTATATCTATAGCTTTTAATGACTCTTCTATAAGTGAGTTACCGTACTTATCTATAAAAGGAGGCATAGACCATTGTTCAGGTATAAATAAACCTGCAATACCAATAGTGCCTTTATCATCTATTAAATCAGTTTTAACACCTAAGATACCATTAGCTTCTGGTTGCATAATCATTTTCTTAAGTGGTTCACATTGATCTAGATCACCCACAGAACCAGCTGCTATAAATTGTCCAGTAGTAATCATACCTGATGACATTGCAGGTCTAATATATTCATATGTCTGATCCATCTTAGGAGCAATACCAGCTTCTTCATGAAAAAAGTAAGTACAAGGTCCACCTACACCTGTTGTTGCATTTTTTTCAAATGATGCACCTTGAATTTTAGATCTAAGACCTCTTTGAGTTTTTCTATTATTAACTCTTACTTCAATTTTTTGTTCCCACAAAAGAACTTTATCTGGATTGTTTGGTCTATACCATGCAGTATGTTGATTAAGAAATGTTGCATATTCATCTAAAAATTTCCAAGAACCTTTATCATTAATATAATCTTTTAATGATGCACCTATCTTACATATTGATCCTTCTTCAAACCAATATTGATTAACAATTTTTGCCATATGAAAATAAGAAGAAGCAATCTGACGTTTTTTAAGAATAGCTACGTGTTTATAATTTACTTCAGCCATAATTTCATAAAGAGCCATATGGTATTGAGCATCTCTTATTTTAGCAAAACCATATTTTTTTTCTTCTTTATCAAAAATAGGTAAAAAGTTTAACCACATATAATAGTCTCTAGTTATATACCAAGTATCTTTTTTACCATGATATATTACACCTTCTCTACATTTATTTTTTTGATCATTCCAATACTGAATAAAATCTTTTGATCTAAAAGGTTTATCACAATAGACTCCATCAGTATTAAATTTAACTGCTTGTTTATTAAATAGCAGTGCAGTTTCATCAAAATTATATTTACCAGGCTCCTTAAAAATAGAATCAATAAAAGATCTAAAATCCTCTATTGATTCAAATTTAGTTTCTGACCATTTGCCATTTTTATATGTTGGTATTGTTTTATACATCTACAACTTTAGCAACTATATCTTCTTTACGGAATAATAAATGTTCTGATCCTTCTGACTCAATAGACATTGGTGTACCAAACTCACTTATTCTAACATCATCCCCAGCTTTTATTTCTGTTACATCTTCACCTACAGATATAACTTTACCTGTCAAAGGATCTTCTTGTGCAGAATCCGGAATATAAATTCCTGTATTACCATAAGTTTCTTTTTTTTCATGAAGTTTAATTAGGACTTTGTTACCTAATGGAATAATTTTTTGCATTTTTATAGTTTTTATAGTTATTACATTTGATCATAAGCCAAGCCTTGTCCACCACGTACTTGACTTTTTTGTTCATCTTTCATATCATTATATGCTCCTTTAAATGATTGTCTTATTTGTTCAAATTTAGCAGCAGTATTTACTAATGATGTTAAGTTACCATCTCTACCATGTTCTATAGATGTGGTTTCCATATATCTTGCTAATCTATCTAACATAGATTTAATACCTTTATATGCTCTATATGTAGGTGTTTGATATAAATCTTCACAAAATCTAATAGCATTTCTTATTGATTCATCTTCTGGTGATTCTTCAAGTTGTATCTCATCTATAATTATTTCTTCTTTTTCATGCTCAGGCATATTAAAGAAAGGATTCATATCAGGATCAGGACATGTCATATAAAAAATATATAAATAAACCTGCATGTGTGTATCAGGATATTTATTCATAATATTTTTTAAAGTTTTTAATGAATAACAATGTTCTGATGGTATTACTTTACCATTTTGTACATCAAATAATTTTGCTAGCATAGTGGGTTATCTTTAATCCACATTATAAGACTTCTTACTTCATCTTTTAAATATGGTAAGTGATACATTTTAATTTCTTTAATAATAGGTTCTCCATTAGAATCATACTTATTTATTGGATAACCATATTCATCATCTTTTTCTTTTTCAAAAGATACATGTTGTATTGTAAGTTTTCCAGGCTTTAATTTTGGATTATGTTTAAGAATAATATACATATATAAACTTAATTGTATATTATAATGGTTTAAATTACAATCATCAAGATGAGTTAAAGGTTTAAACATTTTAGATGTTATACCTTCCCAGTTTACAAAACCTTTTTCTTTTATCTCTTTATTTGTTTTATAATCTGTAATGTTTACTTTTCCATTAACTACTTCTACTAAATCTGCTTGACCACAAATACATGCAGATTTAAGATAAGCAAAGTGTTCTGGATAAACACCAGGCTTTAATTTTTGATCAGGAGCTATTTTAACACCATTAGCATCAACTATTGGTTTTATAATAGGTATTTCTATACCTTCACGTTCTATTGTCTTAAAATCAAGCATATCAGATTCTCTTTGATTATGATACCAATTACCTAAATCTATAGCTCTTTTACTTTCTTTATCCCAAATATTTATAACTTCTTTAGGTTTAAGACCATACCACTTTGAACGTTTATTTTTACAAGATTTTTTTGCAACTCCTTCTTTATCAAATTTAGGTTTAAACTTGGCAATAAAAGAAGTTACACTTGTCCAGTTAATTTTATCTTTATCTAGATTTTCATCTAAACTTTGATATATGTGCCCATCTTCTTTAAATACTACAGCCATGATTATTTTAAATTTGGATTATCTTTATAAATTTGATTTATATTATCTTCATCAGCTTTTTCCATTATTTTATCCCATTTTTTTTGTGGACATGAGCTAGATAATGATCTAGTTTTAAAAGCTAAACTACAACCACAGTCAGAACAACAAGGTTGAGTACCAGGAGCAGCACAGTTATTACCTTTTAAATCTAATGCAGAACATTCTTTACAAATTGAATATCTATCTCCAGCAATAATTTCAACATATTCTTTTTTCCATATCTTGTTTTTCATGCCTTCATAAACCTCATCTAAATGTTTTATTGCATTTAATAATTTACTTACTTTCATCTTTCCAATTTTTTTTATTAGTTATTTCTTTATCTATACGTATTAAAGCTTTTTCCATTTTAATAAGCTTTTCTTTTACGGGTAAATGTTTTCCATAACCAGAATAGGTTGTTTTTTCCATATTACCTAACATATCTTTATGTCTTTTAATAGATTTTTCTAATCTATTTTTTCTTATTATAAAAGTACCTAAATTTGGTAAAAGAATTCTTGTATTATCTAGTTCTTCTAAGTGTTTTCTTACTTCACTATAAAAAAATCTTACAAACTCTTCTACCAAATTTTGATGTACTTCACACTCATTTGCAACATCCTTATAGAATGTTTTATAAGTTTTAGGTTTAATATTATTCTTCAACACTAAGAATTTTATAATCTAGTAAAATAGTACCATCAACTTGCAATTGTATGTCATCTGATAAAAGAATTTTTTTATTATCTTTTTCAATTAGCCCTTTACTTTTAGCCTTTTGAATTGCATTTCTGCAAGATTGTGCACTTTTAAATATTTGTTTTTCTGAAATGACTTTACAAAATTTATTTAATTCTGTATTTTTTAATTTACCTAATTCAGCTAAACATTCTAAATCAGCTTTGCTAATTTGTATATCATTTAAAAAGCAATAAGTAACTATTTGATATTTAATAATATCATCTTTAGATACTTTAATTCTTTTATCAACTTTTTTTACGACAGCCATGTTTTTACAATATCATTGCTGTTAAGTAGAGTATAAGTAAAACTGTTACTCCAAGTATCTCTTGCTTTTCTCATGATTTTCATGAAAAATCTCCAATCATCATTATCAGCAATTACTTGGCATCCAGCTGACCACTTATCAATCTGTGTTGACTTTTTACCAGCATATTTTGTAGCTCTATGAATGTTTATACCAAACAAACCTGTATCTAAATTTTCTGTATTTAAGTTATAAACATCATCTCTATTATTATCTCTATATACAGTAACAGGTTTACATTGACCTAAAGCTTCATATCTACCTTGATGTTTTCTAATTTTATGAGATCCTCTATATTGTCCTTCTTTAAGTATTGCAGTACCTTTTGATTCAATAATAGGAGCATCCATATAGTGTGATCCAGGATCAGTTGTGCAATCAAATTCATAATACTTCCATACTCCATCTTCTTTAAAAGATATAGTCATAGTATCATCAAACTCATTTGTAACACGTCCTGCAGTTTCAGCATTTCTAATTCCTACAATATTTACATTGTAATCACCAGTATCAAACCATTTATAACCTTTTTTTTCTAAGGTTCTTTTTATTTGTTCTTGACTATACCTCATCTGACACCTTTTTTAAAGTTCTTTTTACAGGTACTTCATCAGGTGTTGCATTAGATTCTTCAGTACCAGCTGCCATTGCTTGTGCTAAAAACATTTGTGCTTGAACTCTTTCAGCTCTAGCTTTTTCTATGTCTCTTAGACACTCTTCATATTCTAATTGTGATTTTAAATGCACAATGTTTTCTTTGTAGAAGGCTGTTAACTCTTCTCTTTTTGCTGCCATTTCTTCTTCAGACAGTTCAATTTTTTCTTTTGCCATTTTTTTAGTTTTATGGTTAATATACATTACAAATATACAAAAAAATAAACAATAAAGGTTTACTTTTTTAAAATACTTTAAAAATTAAATAATAAAAGTTTAGTTTTACTAGTGATAACCGTTTAAAAGATCAAGCAGTTCTTCTATAGCATCATGTCTATGAGAATCTTCTAATACTGTTTTATAAACATGGTTAGAATTTACTAGTTTTGACATGTCATGATACGCTGAATAGTTCTTATCTTTTAAGTCTATTTGATATGAGTCACCACAAAAGATCATTTTAGAGTCTTTACCTAGTCTTCCAATAGCCATTGCTAGTTGACTTCTAGTTAAGTTTTGGAACTCATCTACTATTACAATGGAATTATCAAATGTACGGCCTCTAAAATGCGCCAGAGAACATAATTCAATACTTTCTTCTTTCTCCATTTTATCTAATAGTTGAGGTTTGTTATAAACTTTTCTCATATTAGATCTAATAGGTACTAACCATGGTTCCATTTTTTCACGTTCAGAACCAGGAAGAAAACCATTATCTTCTGTTGATACAGTAGGTCTTGTGATTATAATTTTATTATACTGACGTTTAAAAAATTGATCTAATGCTATCTGTACAGCTAAAAGTGTTTTACCACTACCAGCTCTACCAACAATAAAATTGTAAGGAGTTTTTAAAATTTCAGTTTTGGCTTTTTTTTGTTCATTAGATAATGTTATTGAAAATCTAATGGCTCCTTTTGGTGGAGTCTTTGCTTTGTTTGCCGTGGGCATAATACAAAATTTATGTTACTTATTTGTATTAAACTTGTCTCTTAGCTTAATACACTTTTCAAAATCATCTTTTTCTGCAAAATAATCTATCAAATTTTGCACATCATCTTCAGTAGGTACATCTGTTATATCATGCATGAATATAAATGACTCTATTTTTTCTAAATTAACAACATCTTCTATCTTTTTCCCTCCTATAAGAAGGTAATACGAATTAGTAAATGCTTGATGAATGAATTTTTCTTCATTTCTTAATTGTTCCATTTCTGTCATTTTGCTGTATTCATCGTAACTAAAACTCATGTTGTTAATTTTTTTAGCTGCAAAGTTATAAAAGAAATTATATAACTTGCAAGTGATTAATAAATTATTTTAATTTTGGTACTAATGTTGCTCCTTGATTTAAATTTTGAAATATATTACCAAATCCAGATTGTGTAGGTATTGGTTGTCCTATTAAACTTTGTGTATTAGGGAATTTAGTACGTATAGGATTTAAAAGACTATAATTTGGTAATTGTTGAGAAAA